GACAACTAACGCCATTTTTTAAAGTCCTCGTAAAAAAAGGAGGGCGAACCCTCCCTTTCGGTTATATAATTTTAATTCGATCTACTTCTTTTTCGATTTCTTATCGTCACTTTTCGCGGTTTTAGATTTCTTATTAACGTCCGCTTTATCTTTAACATAAAACCCCGACTTAATTAATTCAGCTACATCCACAGGCTCACATTGAAGCGGCTTTCCCGATTCTTTTTCGTAAACTGTTTGTTTTGCTGCTTTAATAGGTTGTCCCGTTTCCGGATCGAATTTATTAGCCATGATTTTTTATTCTCCTAGAGATTAAAAGTGCCGCCCCGAAGGGCGGATCCATTCTTAATTTTTAGTTAAGAAACAATCGTAGTCGATACTCGGACTCGTACCGCCTAACGTTGCCGTTACGCGAATGAACGCCGAATCAGCGTCGATCACTTCCGCGATCTTACCGCTTAACGGTATATCGAGGCGACCCGTCGCCGTTGCCGAACCAATGTCGGGCATCGTTGCGATTGCGGTATAAGTACCACCAACAAGATCGGACACTTCAATCGAGAAAACATAAGTTTCGTCGGTTGTCGTAAAGTCCATTCCGCTGTATTGAATAACGGCTTTATAATCGCCGATTTTACGAACGTCGAACGCGATACCAGTTTCCGAAGCGGTTGAAGTTTCAGCCGATCCGGATGCACGCAATACGAGATCTGTGTCATAAATTTGAGCTACACGGTTTCCCATGATGATTTACTCCTAAGTTAAGCCGCTATTAAACTACGACTGCAGCGTCAGTGATACCGTGCAAACGTGCCGCACCGCGCCCATGAAATACCGCGAAAGATGAATACCATTCGACAAGTGTACGATACAACGTACCGTCGTCGGTTAGTCCTAAATCTTCGACATCTATTTCGCCGTTTTGAATACCCATGACACCATCTTCATTAAAGCTTACGCAATAAATCGAAGTTGACGCAGCCGAACCGCCGCCTGGATTAGCTTCGGTGAACGGTAGGATCGCATTACTCTCATTATCGAGGTCAAGTTCGATAATTGGCAACCCATTATATGAGTGAATTTGTTTACCGAACTGATCCATTTCGATTGTAATGAACCCGCCGACTGAACTATTACGAGCAGCAGCCGTTAAACGACGACGCATCGTTTTATTCATGATCAGGTGTGAAGGGTTAACAACTTGATCGATTGTTTGATCGAGTTTAGCCAATGATAGAGCGTCACCGCCCGAAGTGGCACCCGCCGCGATTAACTGACCGTTAACCAGACGAACTTGCAAACCGTCGAATTCTTTCGGCGCGCTGTTCGTATCGCCTTTAATGAATTTTTTAGTCCAGTTCAACGATAAGGCGCGAACCTTCATCGCTTCGTGGCGTGAACGTGCACCTTCGCCCTGAGTTTTAATCAAAAAACGATCGACGTCCAACGTACCGCCCGCAATGGTCAAACCTTCCGTTTGGGGATTAATAACACCGTTAGATGACGAATAAGTTTCGTTAATACCACGGAAACCGACGCCAGGTAGCGAATCTTCAGTGTTATATTTTAACGCGTTACCTTGAATATTTTCGAACGGTAACGCAGCCAGTACGCCGGACGAACCTGCGTACAATTCGATCACACCTTGTTTAAGCTGATCGCCTGATGCTAATTTAGCATATTCTAATAGAGTTAAGGCCATAGCCGGAAACCTCCAATTAATTAAAAGATAATTTTATCCCTAGCCTTACCAGAGGTTTTAAACGGCCTAGCCGACCATCCGAAAATGGGTTTTTATTTATTTTGTCGGGCTTGCGCCATGCGTTTCGCTCCGAACACTTTATCATCGTTACCGCCTGAACCGGTACCGTCGTTATTACTACCGCCGCCGCCACTCAAACCGCTTGAATCAAAAGCACCTGCAAATTTTTCGTCGCTTTTAAACTTTTCGACTAAATTTATGATGCTCAACGGTTCGCCTTTGTCATTGACTGCGGGGTCGCCGTTTATTTCATTTACTTTTACAACCATTTCGCCATCTTTGTCAACAACTTTTATTCGTTGTTTCAATAATGGCATTAATAGATCCGAGTTACCTTTCGCGTCCGCTATCGCTTTTACAACCTCGGAATCAATCATCAATGACTCGATTTTACCCATTAACTTTGTAATTGTAGCAGACGAAACGCCTTCTTTCTTTTCGAAATCTTCAAGCATTTTTAAACGGATCTTTTCGAAATCGCCGTTTTTAAGATCTTCCGCTTCGGCTATCGCTTCGAGCTTCGTAACCATTTCGCGGTATTTCTCGGCGTCCACGCCGTCGAAACCTTCTAATTTACTTTTATAAGTTGTGATCTTACCTAACAACTCGTCGCGTTTATTAACTAAACCCGCTTCATCGTCGGTTGAATGTTTAATCAGTTTGTTCGACATTTCCTCGTCGTCGATACCGATTGATTTTAAAAATTCCGCTGTTATTGCCATGATATTTTACCTCACCTTGTAAAGTGCGACCTCGCCGCGTTAATAAAATTATATTTCCTCGCCCCATTCGAAAATTGTTTCAATCGAAACTGAACTCCCGTTCCCCGTAGCGACCAAATAATCGCCGTGTATTAAATAAAAATCAATGACATCAGGTTCGGGGTTATTAAGTGTTTCGTGCACGTTCGGCTCACCAATGATACGGCTAAAACGAACCATTTTACCCGTATCAACGGCGGTCATTGTTAAATTTTCCTCGACGTAGCTTCCGTTACCGATAGCGGCGAACGATCCCCCTGTGATTGCCGTCGGATCACGCGTTAACCACAGATCGATGGACGACCTTTTATCAGGGAGAATCGAAACCCGAACGAGTCTAATATCCAGTGTATTAATTTCAGTACCGATTAAATCGGGTTGCCTAATAACTAAAATCGGCGTATCAGTGCTGCAAGATACAGAGTTCGAAATCGACGAGAAATATTGTAAACGATCTTTAATACCGCCCGAACTCGCTACGTCGGCACACCCCGACCAGAGGCCATCCGCCGCACCGAGCGACGTTACGCGATATGCTATAGGTAAAGCGGGGTTTTCAAGCGAAACCCCGTCTAACGTTCCCAAAACTTTAATTTTATGTACTAATTGCGACGCCCCCGTTTCGGGATTGCTCATATAAAAACAATAATTTCCAACGCCGCGCCACTGGAATTGTATATCGTAATTTTGACCCTTAGAAATATCGAAGTCGGTAGGGAAAGTATCAGGTAATGTTATTTCTTCCTCATGCGTTAATACCGCGCCGGTCATAATACATGCATATAAATTGCCGTCGGCTGTGTCGGAATACCAATCGACGCACTATAACTATGTGATCGGTTCGGTTGATACCGTGGATGTCGCCTGGACTCAACGATCGTATAATTTCCGTTCGTGCCATCGGTAGTAACGACGAGTCGACCGTTAGTCGATACCGCTTCGGTCGCCCCGATTAGTGTCACGAACGTACCGTTAACGTTTAAATTAAATAAACGCGGGCTAACGTCAAAAGTAAAAAGTGAATGAAACAACGAAATTCGTTCGCAAACAATTTGATGCCCCCACGCGTCAAGCGTTAGATCGCCGTTACCCAACGTTAGATAATTTTGATCGGTACTCATCGCATCATCACTATTTCGCCATTAATTACGCATGTTAAACAAACTTTCGCTTTTATTCCCGCACTAACACCGGTTTTCGTTCGGTGAAGTGTATGTCGGACGTCGATAAATGTCACGCCCTTACACTTCGGACACTCTACGATGTCGAGCGGTTTATCGCCGCCATTAATTACCGGAAATATTATTAAAAGCTCGTTTTTCACGTTTTTCCAATTCTGGTAATGTATAGGATCGCCCATTCCGGTCGACGAAACGATCAAGCGAAACGCCGCCGTCGAGATAAAGATCGGCTTTCTTTTTACCGAGTACATCCACAACGAACGACTTCTTTTGGGTTTTTAACCAGTCGTTGTATGTTTTCGCTTTCGTCGACCCAATTATTTTATCGCGATCTTTTTTCGGAATGTCCTTTACCCGGCGTTTATCAGCAACAAACGGGCGATCATTTAATTTACTATTCGGATCAGCCTTACCGAACAGTGTAGCCCATTCAGCCGGTACCGGTACGCGAACGCTCCTGCAATTAAAATGCACTGGCGGACGCGGACCACTTTCAATCGGGTATCGGTTGCCATCCAATGACTGACAAATAGCCGTCGTTCGACCGTCCAGCGTTGCGACATATTCTTCGGCCTCGATAACGTCGGCGTTTGCTTTCGATATTTCAGTCATCGCGACTTGTGAGGTATGACGAACAGCCGTTCGAACAACCGCCTCGACTTGTCGTCGTGTCATATTACCAATACCCCGAACCCGTTGAGTTATTTGTGGGATCGATTCGCCTTGAACAAATCCCAACTTAACAGCGGCTTTAAATGCTCGCCCGACGCTATATTCCTGATCCTTCCACCAATCCCGAAGTATTTTTCCGCGGAACGGTTGCGCCGTTGCTGCAGCGTGTATAGCGTTGGGTGTTACTTTAGTTAGTGATAGTTCGATCGGGTACGCGTCGTCGATCATTTGAAGTTGAATTCTCGACTCGTATTCGGCGAGGGCTTTTAGGCTTTCATCCGTTCCAGATCGTAACCCTTCATATAATAAGACGCTCGATTTTTTAATATCTTTGAGAACCGCTTCCATACGCGCACGCGTTAATAACCCGCTTCCAGGCGCACGAACCGCCAACTTATTTGTAATATCCGCGACGGCCTCGTCGATAATTTTTAAATGTTTGCGATATGTTGTTCGGGCATATCGCAAATTAAAAACCGAATGACGCGTCGCGCTATCTCTTAAATCGTCGCCGACGCTCATTATTTATCGTCACCATCCGAATTAAGATTAAACTCACTATCGTCAACATTACCGCCCGCACCTAACGCGGGGACCTCGTTTTCGAGTCGTTCCGCTTCGACTTCGGCGTCGAGGTTAGTATCCCACTCGTCGTTAAGTATTTCGAACGTACCTTCGCGACTAATATCGCCGTTCATTCGTAACTTAACGAGTTCGGCAATATTGACGGCATCGTGCATTATTCCGAGGTCGGTCGGTACGTTCACCGTTCCCTTAAATTCTATACCCATCATTTTACCGACCATATTCATAGCCACGGTTAACGAGTCTTTTAGATTTTGAGCGAACGCGCTTAGTTCGGAAATATCGCCGGACTCATTGATCGCTTTTTCGGTTGCCGTAACGGTTCCGGAATGTTGGGGCGTTGTAAATTCAGCACCGAGCGCAACCATCCGATCCTCAATGTCGATTAAATCCTGACGACCGGCACCAATCGCCGCGCCTGAATGTTCAACGTATTCGAGTCGCGCGTTTTCATTCGGTGATTTTGCTAAGGTGTTAGGTCCGACGATTAATTCGGTTTCTTTACCTTCGTCATTGTACGCCGCTTTATAGCCTGCCCAATGTAGGATCGGCACCCGCGCAACGTGTAGAATATTTGATTGATCGCTTGATTTTTGCCAATGCTCGACGTTTAGCCATGCAATATCAAGTAACGGCGGTTGAGCTTTCATAAAACCTTGACGATCTGAGAATACCGGAACGACCGGAACGAAATCGATCGACGTCGGGATTTCTTGATGTAACTGCCAATTACCCGCGCCATCCTTACGGAACAATCGAACGCGATTCGGTTCAATAACGCGAATTTGATCGATTACTGTCGTCGTAAATTCGTCCTCGATAACTTCGGCTTTTTCCATAAAGCGGAATTGAGAGAATATTCGATCACTTCCTGAAACTTCGGTTTTCCACCCTAAAACTTGACGTCGATCAACTTCAACGAAATAAGGTCGGATACCTGCTTTATTTTCGTCGGCTTTTGTTTTGACATCTTCGGCGACCGGTGCGTCGACAAGAATAAACCGAAGCCCGTCACGTATCGCGAACCGTGTTAAATCGTGCGAGAACCGGTGAAAGTCGCGACTCTCTAAATCAACGTTTTCTAAAAATTCATTGAATTGATCAGCTTCGGTTACAGTGACGGGATCTTCAAATATCCGACCCGCGAAGGTATTAACCGTTTTTTTGAATATGTTCGTTAATGTCGTTCGCGCTTTTCGGTTGTTATAGGCTTCTTTTTCCTCGCCTGGTTCCTGCGGTAAGTAAGTTACACCCGCGTCACGCATCACGCGTGTACCACCCCATAACGACAAGATCATTTCGAGATCAGCTTCGACCTCGGTGCTTATAGTATTTTTCGTGTTTACTGCCATGTCACATCCTCACTTTACCGACCGCGCTCCATTCTGTAGCGATTGACCATTCAAAGTCAATACAATACCCGATCGCGGTCGTGATATGTTGATATTGATTTTTCTGATCTTCCTGGAAGGACGATCCCTTTTGTAACTGTACAGTCGATAAACCTTTGTCGCACCATACAGCGGTTGACGGGTTAACGAATAAACTAATTTCGTCCGCGGCGTTTAATATCTTAGCGCGTACCGCATTTTGACGATCTTTAATTGCAGGATGTGACGGGTGCACACGTCGATCGAAGGTCCAACCGTTCGAACGCAGTACGCCTTCAATGTCAGTATAGTCCGACGCGTGACCGTGTTTCTCACCGGCGCGACCCGCTGGGTCGCCGTATATTAAAACGTGTTTGTTCTTGTGATCCTCAAATTTATCGACGAACTCCATCGCCGACTGTTTACTGATAGCGGACTCGAGGACGATTTCGTCCATCAAATAGAGTTTGTTTTTATCCCGTACACCAATCGCAGACGATAGCGGCGTATAGTTTTGATCGTGCATCCACATTAATTGATCAGTCGGTTTAATGGTCCGCTTCGTGTGGTTACGTGTTGAGTAGTCGCTATATATGCGACCGGTTGCCGTTTCGAACGACGCTTCCATTTCCTGACGATATTGTCGCGCACCCATCTGACGCTTGAGGGCGTCGATTACATCCGCCGGTAAAATCTCGCTAGACTTCCAATGATAATAACCCCATTCAGGATCGTTCGCCGTTTCTGCATATTTAGCAATATCATAATAATGATTTAACCCATCTGGAACACCGAGCAACCAACACCACGCGCGATAGTCGGGCCGCATTGGGTTAACAGTATTTAACGCGGGTAAAATATGCTCTTGCCACGTTTCCGCTTTACAATCGGCAATCTCATCGACGCCGCCGCCCGTCCAGGGGATACCCTCAATTCGCGCCGGTTGATCTAATCCGATTAAGTGGATTTGCGTATCGTTCGGCATGAATATTTTTAATTCGGATTCGGACGGTCGTTTCGCGTGCGTCGACGAAAATGTTAATAATTTAATATCGTCCCAAAATATTTTTTTAGCTTGCCCATGAGTCGGCGCGGCCATGAAGTAAAGTTCGCCTGGGTTTTTCATAGCCTCTTTTGCGATCTTACGTTTGAATCGTTCGGTTTTACCTGAACGACGCCCTGCGGGAATTGCCTTAAATCGGGTCGTCTCATCCCGCAAACGAACCTGTTCCGGAATGTCGATCAACGGGTACCACCGATCCGCCTCGCGTTTAAATCGGGTGTTTGTAATCATCCAGGTAATGACTCGGCGAGAGTTTTTAACGCTTCGGCTATTTCTTGACTTGAGTCGTTAGGTTGTAATTCCGACGTCGGTTTCCAATTATCACGATCACGATTAATCAGCCAGAACATACAAGCGCGCACGTTCGGCGGATAGTGTCGAATGAATTCCTGCTTATCGGTGATCTGACCTTCGAACGTTGCGAACTTCGTGTCCTTATGGGACCAACCTTTCGCGACTTGAAACAACGCGGTTTTAATTTCATTGTTCGAGAAATCCTTACCCTGCTTTAAAGCTCCGGAAACTTCTTTATATTTTAATTTCCAGGCGTTTAGCGTACTTTCGGCGCAGCCGATAGCCGCAATAACATCCTTGTCGGTGCCGCCGAGTTCGGTAACTTTGTACATCACCGCTAGAAATGCGGGTTTATATTTCGTCGGACGACCGCCGAGTTCTTTTTCTTCTTTTTCTTCGTAATTGGTTGTTTCTTAGACGCTTTCTTCTTTGTAACCATGTTGTCCCTCAGACAATATTCCTAGAATATACCCGACTACCCTAGTTATATGACCACAATTTGTCAAATACCCCGTACTTACCCCGAACACCCCGTACGAAACTAAGTGAGGGGTATTTCGTAAGTCGTTGTTTTTCTTAACTATCATCCCCCTTTTACCTCTATACCCCTTACTTTAAAGGATATTAGATAGAGAATAGAACGTAATAGATAGCCGCTACCGCTACGGAGCCGCCACGGTAGCCGTCCCGTACAGGGTGGTATAAATATCTCACGGAGGATGAGGGGCGTACGGGGTACTGGGGTATTCAGTTAAATTTCAGAAAAGTTTAAGGAATAGAAGGGTTTAGAGTACCCCGTTAAAGTAAAAGTACAGGGTAAATACGGGGTATTTGAGGTAAGTGCGGGGTATTTTATAGCACCCTAGCGGGAGATAGCGGTATTTTAGCCGCTACGGGGAGTTATTTACCGCTACGGGGAGTTATTTACCGCTACGGGGAGTTATTCGCCGCCTCGTAGCGGCGTTGGGATTGTTTTGTAATTCTCTAGCGGATTCGGTATCCGCTATCGTCATTGGTTTATAGCAAGCCGCTAACGGTTCGTAACGTTTTTGATTAAATCGGAACGCGTCGAACGCGGGGCGTGTTCGTATTCCTAAAATACATTCTCCGGTTTTATTTTTTAACGCGGCGCATTGGGTACATCGTCGACGTTGGGTGAATTTCATCTAACCGCCTCACTAATAACGTCTAAATACCAGTGGTCGCTCTCACAATAAACTTTTACATATCTCAACCCATGGAACGAGCTTTTAAGGAGTAAATAAAAATCATTTGACGATCTTAAAAACATCAAACATGATTCGCCGTTTACTAACTCCCACGCGCGCGACGGCATAAGCGACGATGTGCAAATACATTTATCTTTTTCCTCACGTTCTATTGTGTAAAATTTCATTATCTAACCGCCTCGTCGTTTTCGATATTGTTAGCGATAATCCGCAGTAAGTGAACGAGCGACGCTTTCGGTAAGTCTTTGTTAATGCACCCACCATGATGTCGAGAAGCGGGACCCGACCCGAAATCGAATATTAATTCCATCGCCTTACCGTCGTTAATTATGTTCGCTTGTATTCCGCTAAATTCATTTTTCTTCATTGGTGTAACCCTCGTTTCGTCGTTGTGAAAATAAGCGTCCAGGATAACGCGAGCCTCGGCGGGTATCGGTCGACCGTAAATGTAAGCTGATATATAAGGTTGTTTAATTCCCAGCTGATCGGCAAGCATCATTTGATTCAACCCGCGATCGAGTAATATTTGATGGTGATCCGGAACAGCTAATTTCCATTTAACCGACATTGAAATACACCCATATTGATCCCCAAAACAAAAAGACAATAACCGCCGCGGTTACCATTCCCCAATTCCATCCGGTTGATTTATTCATAATAAGATCCCTACGAAACC